GTGAGGAGTCAATGGTTTACTGCACCATCTTGATTTTACTTAGACTTCAAGTAGTTAACTACCCACCAATCGGCGATCCCCATGTCTTTGGTCGGTCTACCTAAAGACTTGGAGTACCCGAGGAAGTCTGGCATGAGATCAATAGATTCAGCAGCAATCTTGCGGATATTGCTAAAGAACCCTGGAATATCCAGTCCTAGTCTGTACTTATCCCTTTTCATGCAGAAGTCAACAAACTCCTCACGGAGAGGATGGTACTTACAGTTTTCTATAATAGATAACTGTCGTAGAGCTACCATCTTAGGCCCCCAAATTTCTGGATCATAGTAGCGCTCTTGTTCGCACAGCCTACCTAAAGCCCGGTAGGTTGAGTAAACTCCTACGTTTACGCCGTTCATTAAATAGTCGCGGTGATGCCATCTCCGCAAATAAACGCAGGTATGTGTGCTCGCATACTGCTTACTCTCATTCATTTCTTGACCGTGCTTAGTATACGATCGCATTACATCCTCCACAGATATACCCGGATAAGTGAGAATACCATCATCACCTAGGCACTGTGAGTTCAGGTTGAGCATCTTTCCGTGTTCGATAGCAGCTTCATACTGCATCGCACGATGAGTGAGAGTCTCATCGAAATTAGTTCCGCCGGAACCGGAACCCATCCCATGCTTGCCTACGCGGATTTTACCGTAGTCAAATGCTAGAGGTATTGCATACTTGATGGGGAAAACATTGTCCAACCAATAACGGCTAGAAGACGAATTGTCCATAATGCGACTGATAATGGTTCTCGCACAGTTCTGCATGTCTTCATTGAAGTGTTGGTCGAACTTACTGAAATCCGTGCAAATTACCAGGTCGTTCATACCCTTAGTACGGAACATTGCTGTTATCCGCCTATCAACTTCTTCCAGCCCAACCCAAGCTGGAACCAGTTTGAGAGTTTGTGCGGCCTCAATAGCTGGCTGGTAAAATTGCAGTTCTTGAATGTTAACAGCGTAGGGAAACATCCAAACCACACGCTGTTTCACATCCTCATCCGTGGGACCACCTTCCTGTCCACGCCATCCTAGTACAGCACAAGCATTCCAGGGAATACCACTACCGTTTAAGTATTGCAGGGTGGAGAGATCCCTTTGCTCTACCAAACAAGGCAGTGTCTTGTCTGTTACTGCTCTACGTTTCGTAAAATAAGGCGAGCCAGAATTAGTTGACTTCTTCATTAAATCAACTGTCCGCTGTTGCGCACGGATATGCAGGCCGCGGGCCCTGCTCCATTCCCCGACGACAGCCGCTACTGCTTTGTCGGATATTGGACTCGACTCGGTTTTCACCGCTTCGTAGTAATGATCGATATCTTCCATTCGCTCCGCAAGTGGCTTCTGGATCGATAACGGTCCGACCTTCTTCGCGAGGTCATTTTCAAATTCTAGGAGTGTAGGCCACCGCTGTTCGATTTTATCGACGGTGGGTTTCCAGTCGGCTAGAACTTGACTCAGAGAACTAC